GTCGTGCGGGCGGATATGTGCAGGAAGAGTTCCTGCCACAACTCGCTGGTTATCGGGCGATTCAGGTCTACCGAGAGATGCGGGACAACGATCCCGTCGTCGGTGCCATCCTCTACGCCATCGACAAGTTGGTCCGACAGGTGCCGTGGCGAGTTCAGCCTGCCTCCACCAAGTTGGAAGACCAGCGCTCGGCCAAGTTCCTTGAGTCCTGCCTGAACGACATGAGCACGTCATGGGAAGACACGATCAGTGAGATTCTGTCGATGCTCGCCTACGGGTGGTCGTTCCATGAGATCGTCTACAAGCGCCGAGAGGGCGACAAACGTGACTCAACTCGCCGGTCGAAGTACGACGATGGCGCTATCGGCTGGAGGAAGTTGCCGATTCGTGCTCAGGAGACTCGCCAAGAGTGGGCGTTCGATGAGAGCGGCGGGATTCAGGGCATGTACCAGTCCTCGCCTCCCGACTACACCCTGACCTACATCCCGATGGAGAAGAGCCTGCTCTTCCGCACCACGACGGCCAAGAACAACCCCGAGGGACGTTCCGTATTGCGGAACGCCTATCGGCCTTGGTACTTCAAGAAGCGGATCGAAGAGATCGAAGCCATCGGCATTGAGCGTGACCTCGCTGGCTTCCCGATCATGTACGTCGACCCCGACATCATGCGAGACGATGCCCCCGGCTGGAAACAGACGATCTTCAATGACTACAAGGATGCGGTCGTCAACATCCGCCGTGACCAGCAAGAGGGTCTGATCCTCCCCGCCATCTACGACGAGGGCGGGAACCAGATGTACAAGTTGGAGTTGCTTTCGGCTGGAGGCTCCCGCCAGTTCGACACGAATCAGGTCATCACTCGTTACGACCAGCGAATCGCCACCACAGTGCTGGCCGACTTCATCCTTCTCGGTCAGGCTAACCACGGCTCTTACGCCCTGAGCAGTGACAAGACCAACCTCTTCGCCGTGTCGATTCGGACGTGGCTTGAGATCATCCGCACCGTGATGAACCAGTACGCCATCCCGAGGCTCTTTGAGGTCAACGGGTTCAAGGTCAAGAAGTTGCCCGAGTTGGCCTACGGCGACATTGAGACACCGCCGCTCACCGAGATCGGTACGTTCATTCAACAGTTGGCCGGTGCCGGTGCGCCGCTCTTCCCCGATGACCTTCTGGAGAACCACCTCCGCAAGATGGCTCACCTCCCCGAGCGTCGTGAGGCCGCCGTCGGTGCGATGGAGGATGCTGGCAAGCAACAGGGTCAGACTCCCGACAACCCCGCTACCAAGACGGCACCCAAGCCGCAGGAGAACGCACCAGACGCTAAGACGGAGGAATAGCCCGTGCCTTCCTCCGCTGACTTCTCCAGCGAAGAGATACTTGACGAGATCATCTCACTGACTGTTCAGTTTGAGGATCAGTACAAGCAGGCGTTCTATCGCTCCATTGAAGAGTCGATTGCCGATCCCGCACTGCTAGAACTCCTGCAAGACATCTCCGATGGCACGGTCATCGACATGACCCCACAGGTTGAGGATGTGCTCAGGAACCTCAACGTGCCGGTCGATGAACTGATCGACGTGCTACGAGATGCCATGATGCGGGTCGGTCAGGTCACGGCTGACACCATCGGCCTTGAGATCGCCTTCGACATGACCAACCCTCGGGCCGCTCAGTACGCCGCAACTCTCGGGGCGAGAAGCATCAATGCGTCCGAGGCAGTTCGCCAGTCGATCCGTGAGATCGTCAAGCAGGTGGTCGAAGGCGAGATGTCGATTCAGAACGCCAAGCGGCTCATCAAGGAGCGGGCTGGCCTTCTGCCCCAGCACTCTCAGGCCGTTGCCCGTTACTACGACAACCTCGTTGCCAGTGGTTCCACCGCTCGGCGGGCACGGGAGTTGGCGAACCAGTACGCCAACCGGTTGCTCAACTATCGGGCCGACATGATCGCCCGCACCGAGATCGGGGCGGCTCAGAGTTACGGCCAATGGGAGTTGTGGCAACAGGCTCGGGATGCGAACCTCGTCCCGCTGGATGCCATGCGTATCTGGATGACCGCCAAAGACGAGCGGGTCTGCGATGTCTGTGGGCCGATGAACGGGCAGGTCGCCTCCATCGACGGGGTGTGGTTCACGCCGAACGGCCCAGTCCATTACCCCACCGAGATTCATCCCAACTGCCGGTGTGCCTCGGGCCTTATCTTCTCTCGGGGACGGGCACGGGAGTTCATGAACAAGAGCGCCGACTTAGGGTACGAGTATTGGCTCCTTGAGAAGCACCTTGGAACCCAGCACGACCAGAAGACTCACGGTCGGAGGAAGATCAGTTCCTTCGTGACATTTGGCCCTGAGTACCGTGACTGGGTAAAAGGTCGGGCGGGTGCAAACTATCCCAGCGGATACTATGACGAAGGCCACTGGGAGGATTCGTTTGAGTCTGCCGATGATCGTGTAACCAGCGGCCTCAAGGATGACGTGGCCAGAAGCATTGGCGCTGACATTCTTGCTGAGATGTCGACTGGCGAGATATTAGATGCGGTTAGGTCAATAGCCTCTAGCGCAGGCCACGCTTCCAGAATGGACACACTGGTTAGAGCACAGAACGGCAGATACGAGTTAGACCTCGTATCTAGGGTGGCACTGCTAAGTACAAGGCCAGCCACAAATGATGGCTCTCCACATGCGGATTCAGCCCTTGTTAGAGCACTTGAGGCGAAAGGCTTGAGGATTCGCCTTGATTCAGAGTTAGGGCAAGTGGTAGTTGATTCTGAAGGCAACTTAGTTACCAGTGCCACTGTCACAGTTAGCGAACTTGTGCGAGAACTGGTGAGGCCGTCTGAGTGGGTCTTGGAGAAGGGCCGGTCAGTTCTTGGTAGCGACCATCCACAAGTCAAAGAACTTGAGGAAAGCATCCGCATTACCACTAAAGTCTTTGCTTCGGATGACGAGAACATACTGGGCAAAAGAGACTATGGGACGTTTGGCGTAAGATACGACACTCGGAAACTTGAGCGCTGGCCTACGTCAAGGGCGCTTCATGTGAGTACAGTCAACGCCTTTGCAAAGACGGTCGACGCACTCATATCGGAAGGTGAACACAACCGGAAGGAAGCGGCTGACTTTATTACTAGCGCTTCAGAAGAAGCGGGTGTTGAGGTTCTGTCAAATCAGATCAGGTTGTCTTACCCGCAAACCATTTGGCGGGCCTCAGAAGAGGCGCTCGGATATGGAGAGCCAGAAGGACTTGCTAATGAGGTAGCGTCTGCACTTATTAGCGGCTGGTCAAACTCTTCTTCTTCGCCTGAATCAGTCTTGATGATGCAAGCCGCCGTTACTGAGTTGGGGGCATCGGCAGGCTACAGCCCTGAGGACTACACACTGGGTAGGTCGTCCAACCCACGCCTAGAAGACCTGTCGCCTGCGGCTAATAAACTTATCAAGACAGCCGTTCGCTCTCAGTATGATTCAACACAAGAAATGTACCGAGACATGGGTATCTCGGAAGTTACCATCGCCCGTGGAATGACGTTCCCTCTCGGCAGTCTTCCGTTTGAGCGGGAACGTGACAAGTCCGTGTATGAAGCGCAGGCCGTGTTGCGCCCGCTTTCTTCGTGGTCGATAGATGCAACAGACGCACTTGCCTTTGCTAAGGGAGCGCAAGTTCTATTCCAGACAGTTCCTGTTGAGCGAATCTTCGCCACGCCATTTACCGGCCTTGGATGCTTTGGCGAAAGCGAAACTATCTTTATTCACAAAGATGGCGATGTATTCCCTATTGTTGACCTCACAAGTTTGGGCGGTGCCACTACACCTGAACTTGCCGAAATAATCAATGACTATCCTGAACTACCAAAGATCAGTAAAGCGTCGTTGCCGACGGTCTACCCTGATGCCGACATACGAGACGCAGATTGGCCAAAGCGGACTTTCGACTTCCCTGACGTAACGACCGCCAAGCAGTACCGGGAAAGGTTCGGGCTACAGGACGATGAGGCTCTGGCCGAGCACATCAAGGAATACAAGGGCACCCCGTACTGGGAGGGCGTTCCGTCGAAGATCAAGACGGCACTACTCAAGAGCCAACTTTCCAAGCACCTTGGAACCCAGCACGATCAGAAGACGCACGGGCGGAGGAAGGCTGGGCCTCATGTGGTGCTGGGTAAAGATGCCTTCGATAGTGCCCAAACGGCTCATGAAAGGCTGAGGGATTACAACAGAGCAGGGGGCTATGAAAAAGGTCTGAAGGACAACATCGCCCGAACCATAGGCGACGCT